ACGGGTAGTTTGGTGTCGGTATGCTCAGATGCACTACTGCACTGGTTGGTGCATTCTGGCCGGCCCGTACGAGTACAAATTGAACCGCCTCCCCATCATTCGGATGTCTGGGCGGATTGTCAACATCGCCGGTCGTCGTGTACGGTATGGTCTGGTCCGCTTTATGAAGGACCCGAGCCGTCTGAAGAACTTCTGGCGGTCTATCGCGGCTGAGCAACTGGGTTATGCCCCGAAGGCTCAATGGTTGGCCACCCAATCAGCCATCGAAGGGCGACAAGAGTCGTTCCGAAAGGCTCACCTTACTCGTGATCCTTTGCTGATTGTCAATGATGAGGCCATTATTGGCCAGAATATCCAGCGTATCGAGCCTCCAGCGCCTCAATCTGCCATCTTCCAAGAAGTGCAGATGAATACGCAGGACATGAAGGACGTCTCCGGCATTCAAGACGCGTCTCTAGGTATCCGGTCTAATGAAACCTCCGGTAAGGCGATCATGAATCGTCAACACGAAGGGGACATTGCCAGCCAGACGTACTACGACAACTCGGACGCAGCCCTTCTAGAGGCCGGTGACGTTGTAAATCAGCTTATTCCGATCATCTACGACGGTACCCGGGTTATTCGCCTGATCGGCAAGGACGAAGCGATCAAATTTCAGCGCATCAACGACCCGATGGACCCTAATTCCGTGGATCTGTCTGTCGGTATGTTCGATGTGGCCCTCACCACCGGGACGTCTTACACGACCCGTCGGGAAGCGGCCGCTGAAGCCATGATGGACGCCATCCAAGTGTGGCCCCAGCTCATGGAAATTGCCGGTGACATCGTTGTTAAGGCCCAAGACTGGCCTGGTGCAGATGAACTGTCTGCTCGTATCCAAAAGACGATGAACCCGTCCTTCCTGACGCCTGAACAGCAAAAAGAGAACGGTGGACCCCCGCCGATCCCGCCGCAAGTCGTGCAGCAAATGCAGCAAGCCCTGCAACAACTGCAACAAGAGAACACCCAGCTCAAGTTGGACAAGACTCTCGACTTCAAGAAGCTGGAAATCCAGTCGTACGAGGCTGAGACGAAGCGTATGGCGGCCCTCAACCAGGATCGCGGTACCGAGTCCCCCGCCGACTACACGGCTCTGGAAACGCTTCTAGAGGGCGCTAAGACGGTTGACGAGCACGACATCCAACGTGCCCAACTGGAACATTCAATCGTTATGGATCATGCCAAACTTGGTCTTGAACACCAAAAACTATCTTTGCAAGCTCAACAAGCTACTAATCAGCATGAGGTTGCAATGAAAGCCGCTTCGGCCCGTCCCGCTACCGCTTCATCCGGCGGGACGAAAAAGGCTGCACCCCGGAAGAGCAACGGTTAAAGGACCGCAAATTCCCTATGAGTGAGACCGAAACTACGACTGAAGTCCAATTCGACAACTCTGACGATCTTGACGCTTTCAGTGCTGGCTTCTTTGGTCAGAAGCCCGCTGAGTCTACCCCGACCAAGGTAGAGGCGGAACAGGGTCCGGTTGACGAAACTCCAGTTGAAGCAGAAGCTCAAACTGACGAAGAGGACGAGGCCGAGCTTCAGGAAGAGGTGAAAGAAGCACCTAAGAAGAAGACCGTCCAAGACCGAATCGATGAGGTTGTACGACAACGTGAGGAACTGAAGCGTGAGAGTGAGCGTCAGCTTGCCGAACTTCGCGCAGAGGTTGAGAAACTAAAGAATCCGGTAAGTGCCAATCCAGTCGCTCAAGCAACTGCGTCTGAGCCTGTACCGGACGCCACAGACAAAGATGGTAATCCCGTCTATGCCCTTGGTGAATTTGACCCGCAGTATATTCGGGACCTGACCCGGTTCACTCTTCAACAAGAGCGAGCGAAGGTCGACGCTGAGGTGGCTGAAACCCAACGTCGAAATGCGGTTCAACAAGAACAACAAGCTCTCACCACGTCTTGGAACAGTAAAATTGAAGAGGCTACGAAGGAGTACCCCGACCTCGTTGAAAAGGGTCAAGCACTTCTGAATAACTTCAACAACCTTGATGCCAACTACGCTGGTTATCTTTCCACCGTCTTGATGTCGATGGACAAGGGTCCTGACGTTCTGTACTACCTGTCTAATCACCCTGATGAAGCTGCTGCGATCGTAAACAGTGGTGCACAGAAAGCGACCCTCGCACTGGGTCGGCTCGAAGCTCGCTTCAGTAAGAGTGAACAAGAAGCTCCCAAGCCGAAGACTTCAAAGGCCCCAGCACCGATTCCGCGTAATGCGCAGGCTCGTGGGACCAATGGGGCGTTCATCGCAGTCGAACCTGACACGGATGACCTCGACGCCTTCAGCCAAGAGTTTTTCAAACCAATCAAATACGGATAATACCACTCATAAAGGAGTAATTGCTCATGACTACTGGTGGCGCTAACGTTGGCGTCGATCAGGCAAAACTGGTTCTTAACTCGTTTGCCGCGATCTTCCAGAACAACCTCACGTCAGCCGAATTGGTGACGTGGCGGAAGTTCGACAATGAAATGAATGACCGAAATGCTTTGACCGTCGTCGAACAGATCGTTCCCCGTTATCTGGTGACCCACACCACGAACGGCGTGAACAACCTGACGACCAACGACGTTCAGAACACCGTCTTCGGTTCACAACAATACAAGATCCAGGACATCTTCGGTTCGTCCATGGGTTGGCAAGACTTCGTTAAGATTCGGGACTTGGGTGCGGCTCGTGAAAGCGAAGCACTCCGTGGTGCTGCTCTGAACCTCGCGGAACAGATCGACGCTTACATCCTTGGCTTCGCGACTAATGCCTCCAACAACTGGATCGGTACTGCCGGTGACCCGATCTCCGCGTACAACGACATTTCGTCGGGCTATACGCGTCTGAAGGAAGAAGGCGTTGAGGACACCGATTTCCGGGCCATTCTGAACTACTACGACCGACAGGCACTTGGTGCGAACATCATCAACCAGCAAGGTATTGCTACCGGTGGTGCGGGTACTTCGTACGCTCAAGGTAACGCCAGCCTTCCGGGTATTGCTGAAGGTGTGTACCGCAAGGGTTTCACGGGTAATATCGACGGTATCCCCACGATGTTCACCCAGCAACTCCCGACCCTGACGCTCGGTTCGCGTAACCCGGCTAACACCGCGATGAATGGTGCTAACCAGTACTCGGACTACAACGCCGTGGCAATTGCTTCTGGTCCGGGCCTGTGGCTCACCCAGAACATCAACATGACTGTCGGTGTTGGTACTGAAACCGTCAAGGACGGCGAAGTGTTCACTATCGCCAACGTGTACGCTTGGGACAACCGCCTCCAAGCCCAGCTCCCCCACCTGCAGCAATTCCGAGTGATCGGTAATTACACTGCGGCTGGTGGTGTCGTGGCTGCGATGACCATCTTCCCGGCCATCGTCGTGCAAGGCGCGAGCCCCTCGGGTGCGGACTTCAACACCATTTCGAACAACACCGCTAACGCGACTGTGAATTCGATCCCTGGTGCGACCGCTCAGGTGGTCTTCATGGGTACTGCCAGCACTGCGGTTCGTCCGCGCGTGATCCTGTCGAAGGATGCAGTTGTGGTTTCCACGGCTGACCTGATCATGCCAGCGACCGGTATCGGTAGCCGTAAGTCTCTGACGAAGGTTCCGATCAGTGTTCGTATGTGGCAGAACTCGGTGTTCAACACTGGTGAGCACCAAGTCCGATTTGACGTAGCACTGTCTGCGAACGTGGTTGACCCGCGGCGTATTGTCCGCATCAACGGTTCGTCCGGCACCGACGTCTAATTGAACTAAGCGGGGGCCTCAAAACCCCCGCCCTTTTCATCCCTAGGAGAACCAAATGGCTTCTACGACTAATGTGACCCTACAACCTGGGAGCAATTGGACCCTAGTTGTGACGGGAGCAGTTACCAGTTTCTTTAGTATTAGGCATCAACCCAAACATTCTGTTGTCTTTTTCACCGTTGCCACATCACTGCCGGCTAACACCGTAAAGGGTGGGTTCCGCTCTGACTGCGGGGAATTCTGGGCCAATGGCGCTCTAGCTGCTGGTACTAATGTCTATGCTCGAATTCAGAACAACGCTAACGATCAGGTTGATCTTTCGGTCTATCAGAACTAATGTCAACTCTCATCACTTCTATTATCTCGGACGCCCTGCGGGAGACTAACCTCATCCCGCTTGGGGTTACCCCGACGACTGCCCAGCAGAATGAGGCTTTCACAAAGCTTCAGTCTCTTGTGTCTAGTGTGCTTGGGAATGAAGTGGGAGAGAACCTGAACCCTGTTCCGCTGGGTCAAGACAACATCACCTCACCGGTGGGTTATCCGTGGTGGAACAATAGCCTTCCAGGCAATCTGTACATGGCGACTAACGTTCGTATCATGTGTAACCTTACGGCTGATGGCTTCGTTAACCTTCATCCCAAGCCCCATGATGGTGCCCGTATGGGCATTGTGGACGTAGCTGGGAATTTTGCTACCAATGAGCTGACGATCTATGGTAATGGCCGGATGATCGAAGGCGAGTCGGAAATGACTTACAACACTCCGGGCGAAGAGCGCGAGTGGATTTACCGAGAAGACCTGGGTAACTGGGTTGTCGTTAGTCCCCTTACCATCGGCGGCACCATGCCCTTCCCGCCCGAGTTTGACGACTTCTTTATCATCCGCCTTGCCGAGCGTCTGAACCCTCGTTACGGCCAGATCATGCACCCATCGTCTGAGAAGACGCTGCAGCAAATGACGGCCAAGCTTACCGCTCGTTACAGCCAAACCACCACTCAGATGCCAGTCGAACAAGGTTTGCTTTATCTCACCCACTGGAATCGTTTCTGGGGGTACGGGGCTTACGGTCCCACTTATGGCGACCCCAATGCTATGTTCAACTCAGGATTTCCTTACTAATGCCATACAGCCGTGCAAAAGAGAAGCGACTAGCCAAACTGGTTAAGTGGCCAGATGTACGGTACGATCCGGTAACTGGTAAGGGTGAGTTGTTCTATGAGGCTAAAGACGTTCCTTATGGTTGGGTTCACAAGCCTCCGTTGAAGATAACTCCCCGGGTGGGTGTTGAGCTAGACAAAGAAGATCTCCTCACAAGGCTCCAAGATCTCGGCGTCGAAATCAACCCCACTTGGTCTAATGCTCACATGAAGAGGATCTTGGACGGTGACTGCAGTCCCACTTGGTAGAGGTGCCTACGAGCGCCTCTACGCCGGAGCACCACTTATTGAGTTGCTTAATCGCTGGTTAGAGCAGAATCCTGCCAACCTGCGAGAGGGCACATCTGTTCTTGCTCGACCTGGTACGACTCAGATCATCAACCCTTTGAGCCAAGGTTCCTTCACAGGCTTTGGTCCTATGCGGGGCAACTATGCTCTTTCTGGTCTTTTCAATGATGCGTTGTTTGTTGTCTGTGGTTCTAACCTTTACAAGATTACTGACACCGTGGCCGGTGACGGAGCTAATCTGACTGTTACACAAATCACCGGCTCAATTGAAGGCACAGGATACCCAGAAGTCGCATGGCAAGCGGGTGCCGGCTACCAGCGTCTGTGGATTACTGGTGGCACTCTTCTGCAGTATTATCAAGGTACGTCCAGCGCCAATGGCACTCTGACCCTTACAGGAACGATTGTCAACGGTGTAGACACTATGGAAGTCAACGGTACTTATTACACTTGGGGCACTACCTTCAGTCCGTCAGACGCCGGTACAAGTGTTCACCCCTTCGTTGTCAATCCCGCCTCTCTGAGTACAGGTGGTCCACTGGATCAACTGCAACTTGCTGTAACTGGGACTGGTGACCCTGGGACCGACTACAGTTCAACGATCACTGGTCCAAACACTGCGGTCACTGCCGCCAACAATTCCGGCGTTACTCCGGCTACCAGTCTATTGTTCAGCGCAATTACACCTGGTGCTGGCGGTAACTCTATAACCTTCACAGTGACCGGTGGGACGGCCCTGACAGCCTCCGGCAGTGGTACACTAGCCAACGGTGGCTTAGAGGCTTTGCAGGGCTGTACGATGCCTGGGGGCGTCACGCCGACTAGCCTAACGCAGGTCAGTTCGTACGTCCTCGTCAGTCAGTCAAATTCACAGATCTTCTTCTGGGTCAATCCCGGTGAGATCAGCATTGACCCACTGAACTTTGCGTCTAAAGAAAGCTCCCCCGACCCCATCACCTGCATGCGTGCGGTTGGAGATCAGGTCATGATCATGGGTGCCAAATCAACGGAGAACTGGTATGCTACGGGCAATCTGGCAGCTCCATTTGCACCTATTGAGGGTCGGGTCTATGCTCGCGGCGTCCAAGCGGGTACGCCTGTTGTGGTTGATGACGGAGTTATTCTCGTGGGAGATGATGGTCGTGTGTACAGTATTGGGTATCAACCTGGTGATAGCACTGATACGGCGTGGGGTGTGAACAGGATCTCAAATAATGGTATTGAAGAACGAGTTAGATATCAAATTCGTAGGACACAAGGACTAACCCCATGACTGCACTATATATGGATGGATTTGATCACTATGGAACTGGAGTTATCAGCGAAACCAATATGCTTGCCGGAGCTTGGGCCTACTCCAACTTCGTTACCTGCACAGTCCCACCCTGGGGTCCTGCTCGGACTGGCTCCTACTGCTTGGCCAATACAGGCGCGGCCCCCTCAGGTAATCGGTATGCCGTACCGACTCCCGGTAACATCTTCATTGTCTCCTGTGGATTTGCATGCGATAACCTCTCTAATGGTATAGCATGGCCTGTCCGATTTGCGACTAACACCACAACAACCATCCTCAATCTTAATATACTTGCCAATGGTCAAATAGAAGTCCAGAACTCTACTGGTGCTGTGATCGGGATCACTAATGGTCCGATCATCAAGGCTGAGAACTGGCATCTACTTGAGATGCAAATCAATACGTCTGCCAACACCTTCATCCTTCGTGTGGATGATGCTACAGGTGCTGGTACTCCGCTGATCAGTATTACAGACGCTACCATTACTGGTACAATCGCCTTGATCGGCTTCATTGAACAGACGGCCGGTGACATCGCATATATAGATGACGTGTTCATTCGAGACAACAACGGTTCTGTGAACAACGGTTTCCTTGGTGACAGACGTGTAGCGACTGTGTTCGCTGACGCTGATACGACGACCGCTGGTTGGACTCCGAACTTCTACCAAGTGCTTGGGTCCGCCGGTATCATGAGTAACGTCCCAACTCCTGGTGGGTCAGT